GAGGAATTCTACGGCCGCGGCTTGCCGGAAATCTTCGATTATATCCAGTACTTCGTGAACGATCTCGGGAACCAGTCGAGCGACGCGTTTGTGTGGGCGACGAATCCGATTGCCGTCGTCGACATCGGCGCCGTGCAGGACCCGACGTCACTCCGGATGACGCCGGGGGCCAAGTGGCTCGCCAACCCGGCCGGCGTGCAATTCACGACGCCGCCGACCGGGGCCGCGCAAGCCGGCTTCGACGCCGTGCAAGGGTATCTCGGGATTGGGGACAACTTGGTCGCGCCGACGCCTGCGCGTCCGATCGTGCCGGGACAAGCCCCCGCGGCCGGTGGCGGAGCTGGGGGCGCAAGCGGACTTGCGGCGCAGCTTGCGGACAGCGCGGTCGACATCCGCGCGGTGATTGAGAACCTCGAAGATGACGTCATGGTGCCGCTGCTCGAGCGCTCGGACATCTTGGCGCAGCAGTGCCTTGACCGGGACATCGTGCTGAAGGTCGCCGGGCAGGATGGCGTCGAGCTGCTCGAGCATCCGGTGTCAGTCGCCGATCTCGTCGGCGAGTATGAGTGGGAGTGGCTCGGCACCACCTCGGCGCTGAACCAGCAAGTGCGCGCGCAGCAGATGGTGCAAGGGATCGCGCTCTTGGTCCAGCTCCCGGCCGACCAGCTCGCCGCCGAGGGCCTCGTGGTCGATTGGCGCTACATCTTGGAACAGTATTGGTCGCTCGGGCTCGGGCTCCCGAATCCCGACCGGGTGTTTAAGTCGACCGGGCCGACCGAGCCGCAAGACTATCGCTACGAGAACGCGCTCGCGCGCGTGAACCGTGCGGCCGAGGTGCAGGTCTCGCCGGCCGATAATCACATCGAGCATGTGCAGGGCCACCAGCACGTCTTGGACGGCGAGCTGTCGGACGACGCCCGGACGCTCATGCAGAAACACGTGCAGGACCACATCGCGTTTGAGGTGGCGAACGAAGTCCAGCGCATGCAGCAGGCGATGGCGACGCTGGCCGGGCCGGGTGCGGGCCTGCCCGGGGCACCCGGGCCACCCGGTGGTGGGCTGCCGCTCCCGCCCGGTCTGCCGGGTGGTGGGCTGCCCGGGCCGCCTCCCGGGCCGGCTCCGGCTGGCGGCATGCCGCCGGGTCTGGGGCCGGGGCCGGCTCCCGGCGGTGGCCCGATGCCGCCGAGCTACCCGACGCAGCCGATGCCGCCGCCGGTCGGCGCACTCGGCGGTCCGCCGCCCTTTGCGGGGGCGACGCCGAATCGCGGCATTAACACGCTCGGGCGGCGGATCGGCCCGACCCCGCAGCAGATTCCGGGCACGCCGCTCTTCAAACCCCACTCCGGCGCCCGCAACAAGGCGAAAGCGCTGCTCGGGCTCCGGCCCCCCGCGCCGCTCGGGCAAGGGCGGGTCGGGCAGACGCGTACCGTGGCTGATCTCTTCCGCCGCCTCCCGCGGCTCCCGAGGTGACGCGATGGCAGAGAAGTGGATTCAGAAAGCGATCACGAGGCCCGGGGCGTTCTCGGCCAAGGCCAAAGCCGCCGGCAAGGGGACGCAAGCCTTCGCGCGGTCGGTCTTGAAGGAAGGCTCGAAAGCGTCGACCCGCACCAAGCGGCAAGCGGCGCTCGCGCAAACGCTCTCCAAGCTCCGCAGCGGCAAGGCCAAGTTTGTGGTGCCGCTCCTCCTTATCTATACGCTCGGCAGCGCCGGGGCGGCGACCAAGGCGTGCCCGAGTGGCACGCTGACGGCAACGCCGCTCACCGCCACCGGGCCGACCACAGACGTCATCATCGCGCGCGCGGCGCCCGCGCTCGTCATGCAAGCCAGCTCGAGCGCCGGCACGGCCACCGTCGTAATGGAGATGTCCTGCGACGGCACGAATTGGGCGCAGGTGACCAACTCGAGCATGACGCTGCCGCCGAGCCAGGTCTCTTCCGTCTTGCAACCAACATGCACGTATCGGGCGAATGTCACCGCGTGCTCGACGTGCTCCGTGAGTGTGATCTATGCGTGCTCGGGGCCGTGACGCGGTCCTCATAGCCGCGCTCCTCGTCGCGCGCGTCGCGCTCGGGCAGTCGACCGTCGGGTGTGGCCCGGCGGGTCACGGGTGCGGTCCGGGTGGTCGCGGCTCGTGCGGCGTTGGCAAACATGGCTGCGGCCCCGGCGGGGCAGGTGGCCCAGTCAAGAGGGGGAATGATGCCACTCATCCAGCTGATTGTGGTGCTGATTGTCATTGGATTGATCCTCTACCTTGTCGAAAGCCTCTTGCCGCTCGACCCGGCCATCAAGCAGGTGATCCGGGTTGTCGTCGTGCTCGCCGTAATTCTCTGGTTGCTCTCGCTGGTCGGACTCATTCCGGCGCGGATTAGCTTCGTCCCCGAGCTGTTCCACCGGCGGTGGGGTTGACTAACCGATTGAATGCGCTAGGACGGCACGCCCCGAGATGGCACGAAAACAAGTCGTGCCGCCGGGAGCGAAGCGCGGCGGCCGCGGAAAAGCCCCTCTCATTCCGCCTCCGCCGACCCCTCGCGGTCGGAAAGCGAGGGTGGGCCCCCCCGGCATACGAGCCGGCGCACCACCGCCGCTCCCGTCGCCTCCGCCTCGCCCGCGGGTGACGCGCGGCATGCCGCCTCCGATCCAAAATCCCGTGCCGCCCCCGCGGCGCGCGCCGCTCCCGCCGCCGCAAGCCGAGGCGGCCGAGGCGGCCGGGGGACTGGGGCCGGCCCTATCAGCCGCCGTCGGTGCGTCGCCGCTCCGGCGCGCGATGGCGCGCGGCATGCGGACCGGCCGGATGGCGTTCTAGCCGATGGAGCCCGACCTGATTCCGATTGACGCGGACGAGCTCGGGCGCATTACCGATGCGCTCCGCCAGACGTCCTATCACGAGCACTTGGACCGCTACGTGCGCGACCGCATCGCCTATCTATTAGATGACGAGGTGAGCGAGCCGCATGTGGCCATGAAGCGCCGCGGGCAGGTGGAGGAGCTGCAGCACCTGCTGCGACCCGCGTTCTGTCAAACGCTCGCGCTCCTCGGGCTCCGCGCCCGGGCTGAGCGCGACCGGGTAAACACCGCACCCCCAGAGCCGCCGCCTCAATACCCGTGGTGGGCTGACCCGCCCACGGTTGCGAGCGAGCGTCCCGTGCCATGAGCGAGCAACCCGCACCCGCGATCGCCCCCGCCGAGCCCCAGGCCCCCGACACCGGCGCGCAGCCGCAGGGGCCGCCCCCCGGGGCGCCGCCCACCCCGGAGACGCCGCCGTCGGAACTTGAGCGGCTCCGCGCCGATCACCTCCGCACCCGCGAGGAGCTTGCCGCCCACAAGGCGACGCTCGCACTCCTCACGCCACCGCAGCAGGACGCCGCCGACCAGACCATGCCGCTGGTGCGGCTCCCGCCCGCCGATGCGCGGCGGATCGCGCAATCGCTCGGGAGCGGCTGGACCGAGGAGCACGTCCAGGCGCATGCGCCGATCTTCGCGGCGTTCTTGCAGGTGCTCGCCGGGCCGATTCTGAACGGGCTCGAGGGCATGGCCGACGTGGTCGACCTCCTCCAGGCGCGGCAAGAGGTGCCGAAGTACGAGACGCTTCAGGAGGAAGTCGACCGGCTGCGGCTCGAATACCGGCAACGCGGGCAAACGATCACCCGCAAGCAGGCGGTCGCCGCCGTCCGCGCGCGCCGCATGGAAGACCCGAAATATATGGATACACTCCTCGCCGAGCGCGAAGCCGAACGAGCCGCCGAGCAGCAGCGCCGCGCCGCCAATGCCGCCGCCGCCGTCACCGAGGGTGGCGCGACTGTGCAGAAGGCCGGGCCGGAGCCAACCAAGCAACCGCGGGCACCACAGACCAAAGAGGAATTCGCCCGCCTACCCCTCGAGGAAAAGCGCAAAATCCTCGAGGGCGCAACGCTCTAAGCGGAGCGGGAGGGCCGCGCGATGGCGGGCACGACCTATAGTTACACCGACCCGGGGCTCAGCACCTCAACTACCCTCATCAATGATCTTGCGCCGCTCTGGTTGCAGGACGAGCTGCTCGCGATCGCAGAGAAGTTGACCGTCTTTCAGGACATGGGCGACACGCCGAACATGCCGGAGGGCGAGGGCAAGACCTACAGCGCGCAGCGCTACGAGCGGCTCCCGCTTCCGGGCTCGCCGATCACCGAGGGTGTGACGCCTGACAGCACCGCGTTGGTGGTGAACAAGGTGACCGCGGTGCTCGAGCAGTGGGGCATGGTGACCACGCTGTCTGACGTGGCACTGATGACCACCAAGCACCCGGCGCTCCAGGCGGCGAAAGACCGCCTCGGGAACGCGTCGGCGGAGCTGCAGGACCGCGAGATTCAGCGCGTCTTGATGGCGGGTGGCGTCGTCGTCATGCCGAACAATAAGACGTCGCGCTCGGCGCTGGTCGCCGGGGACACCACCGGCACGGATTTCGTCTCGGGCATCGTCGCGACACTCCGCCAGCTCGGCGCCCCGTCGTTTCCGGGCAGCATGTACGGCGGCGTCTTTGACCCCTACACCGAGCAGGACCTGGCGAAGGATCAGACCTTCGTGCTCTCGCACCAGTATGCCGAGACGACGGCGCTCTTTAACGCCGAGGTGGGCCGGTGGCGTGGCGTGCGGTGGAAGCGCTCGAACTTGCTCCCGATCATGTCGCTCTTGCCGACGGGCGCGGGGGGTGTCAGTGCCGCCGCCAACACGACGGTTCCGGGCGGCACCACCGGCTTCACGGCCGGCTCGACCGTCAAGGCAACCGCAGCGCTGGCTGACCCCGTCTCCGGACTCGATACGAAGCAGATCGCCACGGCGAACGTGACCAACGCCGCGGCCTTCGTCGTCATCTTCACGGTGGACGCTGCGGCCCCCGAGGGCCGGTACAACTTCTATGTGTCGCAGCCGGGCGGAGCGATTCCGCTCCTCGCCGCGGGCGGTGTGCTCAAGCCCGTCGGTGCTGCGCTCACCTACACGGTGGTGATGACGGCGACGACCTTGCCGGCCAACACGAGCGCCTCGAATGCGAGTGGCGCCCCGGCCGGGGCCGACCCGCCCGCGTCGATCAACGTCCACATTGGCTACGTCTTCGGCAAGTCGGCATTTGCCGTCCCGGCCCTCGGGGCGCGCGTGCAGGCGACGTTGACGCCGGCCACGGCGTCGGACTCGGACCCGCTCCAGCAGCGCCGCAAGGCCGGGTTCAAGTTCATGACCAAGACGTGCATTTTGAATACCGATTTCTACCGGCGCTTTGAGTGCGCGTCGGCGTTCTCCTGAGATGGGGCGCCCGCGTAAGTACCCGCTCCCGGGGGACGTAACCAATCCGCACCTCGAGCGGGTCGCGGTGTCGGAGCGCGCTGCGGCTCCGGCGCCGCCGCCCCCGGAGCTGGACGACGAGCCCGAAGAGGACGCGGGCCCGCTCGACCCCGAGCAGCTGGTCGCGCTCGCGCTCGACAGTCCGCGCATGAAATTGACCCCCGAGATGGTGGTCGCGCTCTCGCAGGCGTGGAAAGACAACGTGCGCGCCGACGACGACGAGGGGAAAGCGCACGCCCGGCGAATCGCCGCGCGGCTCAAGCGCGCGACACACCCGGAGCTGCACCCCGGATGCCAGAAGGTCAAAATTTTCGTGCCGGTGCTGAAACGCTCGGACGGCCGCGGTGGCTTGTGGCACATCAAGATCAACGAGCGCGTCTACGTCGGCAACGTCGAAGTCTGGGAATGCACCGCGCGGCAAATCCTCCAGATGGTGCACCACTATCAGCAAATCGAAGCGGAGCGCATGAGCGAGGATCGCATGGTGCACCCGACGCATGACTTGGATACGGGCACCACGATTCTCGAGCGGGCGGCCGCCATCCGCCGGGCATGACGATGGCGCAGGCGCCGACCAAGCCACCGCCGTTCTCGGGGCAGTTGACGCGCGTCACGCGCGAGGGCGAGCAATGCGCAATCGCGTTCACCGCCCACACGCCGGAAGAACTGTCTCGAAAGCTCGGCATTGCGAGCGGTGCGCTCGACGTGCAAATCAGGCTGAACAACGAGCAGCTGTTGGACGCCGCCTCGACCTTCGAGGAGCGGCAAGCAAAGGTCTATCACGCCGCCGTCGCGCAACTGCGTCGCGAAATGGGATTGACGGCGCCGCCCGACGGTGGGGCACACGACGATGCCAACGATACCGCCGGGCCGATACACCCGACAGCGAATCCGTGATCTGGCGCTCAATCGTGCGGGCAACCGCGCGCTCGACGCCGATGCCACGGATTTCTTGAGTCAGCACCTCTACGAGCTGTACACGCTCGCGGACTGGCCGTTCCTCTACGTCTCCGCGCAGCTCTCGATTACCGGCGCGACGGTGGCGCTGCCGGCCGATTTTGTCACGCCGGTTGATGACCACGCGTTGCAAATTCTCTCGAATGATGGACAGCCCACACCCCACACGTTCGCACTCGAGCTGTCGCCGGAAGAGCTGTCTGCGCGCTCGGGGCCAGGTATGCAGTGCGGCTCGCCGCCGCTCTACTTCGCGGTCTCGCGCTCCGATACCTCGGCGTCGTTCTTCCCCGATCCATCGGGGCATATGGTGCAAGCGCTCTTGCGGTACAAGCGGCTCCCGCCCGAGCCCGCGCCACCCGACGAGCCGAACGATATCCCGGTGTTTCCGTATCATAATTATCTCGTACAAGCGGTGTATGTGTTTGCGCTCGAACATGAACGCGACGCCCGGGCGCAGCAGGAAGCAGCGAATCGTGACACGCTGCTGGCGTCCATTCGTCGCGGGCAAGCACCGCTCCGCTCGCAACGGGCCGATATTCCGCTTGACCCGACCGTGTTCCGCTCGCCGTGGCGCGGGTGGTCGGGTGGGTGGCCGCAAGGGTGGTAGATGCCGGGCGCCGACGACAGAGAGCATAAGATTCCGGTCCGGCACTTTACCGGGACGATGATCTCGATTGATCCGGCATTTGTGCCAGCCGGATTCCTCGTCACCTGCAACAACTGGATTCCGGACCCGACCTATGTCTTGACCAAGCGGCGCGGCTCGCAGCTCTGGCGCACCGTTCCGGGCTCGGTGAATTACATTGATCGGCTGGGATTCAACGAGGGCTCCGACGGCCATCGCTATCTCTTCGCCATGGCGTGCATGGCGTCGGGTCCCGATACGCTCTTTGTCTCGGTCGATGATGGCGCGTTTACCGCCGTCCCGAATGGCACCTTTGCGACTGATGCGGAGCGCTACGGATTCGCCTCGCTCGGGGATACCGTCTATGTCGGCAACGACGCCGACCCGGTGAAGTATGTGCATCTCGGCGATGCGGCGGTCGATGTGCTCCAACTGGGGCTCGCGGACGATACCGGGCAGGTGGCGACCTTTGTGGCCGACCCGAATTCGAACTTGATCGCGGGAGCCTATTCGTATCGCTGGGCGATCTTGGACACCACGAATAACCGGTGGGTGAAGATTGCGAACGTGCGCAGTGTCACCACCGACGGGTCGAGCCGCGTGCGGCTCCAGTTCACGTCGCCGGCCGCCGGGCTCGCGACCGGACAGCAATGGCACCTGTTTGTCGCCGGGGCCGACCAGATGATTGAGGGGGCGCACGACCAGACGCCGAACGGCGTCGCGGTCAACACACCCGCCGTCTTTGCGCTCTATGACGATCCGACCGTGGACACCACGGTGGTGCCGATTCCCTCCACGGTGCAGCGCCGCGGCTCGCGCTTGATTGCGCACCGGGGCTGCCTCTACGGCGCCGGTGGCCCGGGGGCCGAGGGCAATCGGGTGTGGGCAAGCGCCGTCTTGGTGCCCGGGCTTGAGCAGCAAGCGCGTGACCAGGCGCTCTTTTACCCCGCCACGGCGTTGACCCGCGATCTCGGCGACACGGTGACCGGGCTCGCGGTGGTGCCGCTCACGTCCGCGGTCGCGGTGCCGACCGCGCCGCTCGCGATCTTTACCGCTGTCACCAGCTGGATGTGGCAAGGCGATCTCTCATTCGATGATCCGACCTCGAGCCTGGCGCAGCTCTCGGGCGAGATCGGGTGTCCGAGTGACCGGACGATTGTGCCGACGACAGTGGGGGTTCTCTTCTGCGGCAAGCGGAGCGTCTACTTGATTACGCCATCCACCACGGAGCCGAAAGATATCGGGTGGCCGATTGAGAACGCCATCCGCGCCATCCCGTCGGATGCCCGCGCGTCCTCGTGGGCGGTCTTTCACCGCGGCTTCTATAAGCTCGCGATCACGCCGCCGGGGGCGGCGTTTCCGAGCGAGCAGTGGTGGCTCGATTTGCGCCGCGGGCTCGGCGACCCGCCCGGATGGTGGGGGCCGCATACGACGCCCGCCTATAGTGCCTGCACGCGGTGGCAAAACCATCCCGGCGAGGATGACCGCCAATGGGCGGCGCTCGGCGCCGGACAAGTCCTCTTGCTCGACCAGGCAGGTTCCTACGTCGAAGATGGCAGTCCACCCGTGCCCATTGTGTCGCACGCGGTGACCGCGT